TAATAAACCAGTGCCCGCTCCTATTGACGATTATTTACCAGTTACTAGATATGATGATAACATTAATACTTTGGCAGAATCTTTAATCGAAGTTAACGAAATAAATGAACCAAAACCAGATTTAGATTGTCAAGTTTATGGTATATGTAATGATGTAACGTGTCCAACTTGTAGTCCTTCACCAAGATTCTTAAAAATTTGTTCTATACCCGAATTTTGTTTACCACCAAAATATTCAAATGGTGTACCTGGTTCTATACCTACTTGGTTATACGCGTGGTTACAATATGATTTTAGAAATGAATGGTCTTCAATAGTAAGAAACTATAATCAGTTTTATGCGTGGTGGAACCTCAAAAATAAACCAATAAATATTGATTTTCAATTCAGACCATATGATTTACCACCAACAGAACCCCTATCGACTCCACTACAAGATAACGCTAAATATATCCGTAGAAAACTTAGGAGTTATCCTGGAAATACTCAGACATCAAATACTGGTGGATAATTTAAAAGGGTGTCTTTTGTGACACCTTTTTTCTTTCCAACTATCCTATTTATAGGATATGGAAATACTCTCAAATTACATACAACTAATAGTTTCAAGTGCAGTAACCTTAACGGGAGTATTCCTGTCTTGGTTCTTGAAATACAAATACGGTGAATACAAACATCGTAAGATTACCCGTGAGATTTCTCAATCCAAATTAGTTCAAACTATTTTAGAGCAACAACTAGGTGAATACAAAGCTCAACGGGCTTTTATACTCCAACGTCATAATGGTGGTAAATACAAGACGGGTAAATCCATGAACAAACTCTCAACCACCTTTGAAGCACTCGAAGACGGGGTTAGCACCGAATTTAAAGAATACCAAAATTTACCAATCACACTTTATTCAGGATTGGTCGATTCTGTTCAAACCGAACGTGGTATCTTTCCAGTAGTAGAAAACATAGACGATATTTTAACAAGAGCATTCTTTGTCCAACGAGGAACAAAGTCTGCTATTGTTTATCCAATTACACGAGGTATAGAATTAGTCGGTATGGTTGGATTTGAATGGACACATAAGATTGAAAAAATGATAGAACAAGATTATGTACAATTCAAAGAAGACGGTAAAGTTATAGGAGAAACCCTTTCTAAATTATTGTAGGAGTTTTTATGATAAATGAAAATGCAGAAGAATACATTCTCGAAGAAGAAGTTGCCGGTATTGAAGTTTCAGGTATAAAGAAAGGGAGGAAACAAATTAAAAATAAGATACAATTCAATATGTCCCTGAATGGGGAACAAAAAGAAGTAAAGTCTCATATACTGAGAGATACCATTTCTGTTTTAACAGGAAAAGCCGGTTCAGGTAAAACACTCCTTGCAACTCAAATTGCTCTAGAATATCTATTCTATCGTGAAGTTGAAAGAATTATCATTACACGACCAACAGTTTCTAATGAAGATATTGGATTCTTACCCGGTGATATAAAAGAAAAGATGAATCCGTGGGTTGCACCAATTCATGCAAATATGTATATGTTATACGGTAAGCCAAAGATTGAAAAGCTTATAAATGAAAACACAATTGAAATTGCACCGATTTCATTTCTTCGTGGTAGAACATTCGTAAATGCCTGTGTTATTGTTGATGAGGCACAGAACGTAACGAAATCTCAGATGGAGATGATTCTTTCTCGTCTCGGTACAAATTCTAAAATGTTAATTTGTGGTGATGTAACACAGACCGATTTAAAGAATAAGAAAGACTCTGGTTTCCCATATTTATTTAATATGGTCAGCTCTGTCCCTGGACTTGGTGTGTACGAACTAAAAACAAATCACCGTCATCCAATAGTTGACAATATATTGAACTATTTTGAAGAACAGAAATAAGAGAAATAAATGGTAGAAATTCCAATTTGGCCGGGTTCAAGCTCCTTTACAACTGGAAGCACACCGTTCGGATTTTTTGATGCCGAGGCATCGTTTCGAACTGATGCCGATAATGTTGCTGATTGGTGTGCAAAACGTCTTGGTTATCCACTTGTGGATATAGAACTTCAAGCTGGTAATTTCTATGCTTGTTTTGAAGAAGCAATATCGGAGTATTCTAACCATGTAAATCAATTTAATATTCAACAGAATATGTTGAGTATCATGGGAACATCGGTTGACAACAATTTAACACACCAAAATGTTTCAACCAACATGGGCGGTTTAATTCAGTTGGCTACGGAATATGGCTCGGAAACATTTACAAACGGTAATGTAAAGTTTCATTCTGCATCTATTGACATAACAATGAATAGACAACGATATGACCTTGATTCGATAATTCGAAATGTGTATACCCCAACAAGTTCAATCGAAATCAAAAGAGTTCATCATTATGCACCACCGGCATCTATTCGATTCTATGACCCATACTTGGGTAATCAGGCGATGTTAGATACATTCGGATTTGGTGCATACTCAACAGGTGTTTCATTCATGTTGATGCCGATGTATGCCGACTTACTTCGTGTTCAAGCTATCGAATTTAATGATATGATGAGAAAATCATCTTATTCATTTGAACTTATTGATAATGAACTTCGTATATTCCCTATCCCAGTTAGAGATTTCAAATTGTGGATTGAATATATCGTTAAAGAAGAACGTTCAAATCCTTTAAAATACCAACCGATTTCTGGTTCTGGTGTTTCTGGTCTTGTATCGGATATGTCTAATGCACCATATAACAGAATGCAATATGGTAAGATAAACTCGGTAGGTCGTCAATGGATTTACCGTTATACACTTGCTCTTGTAAAGGAAAACTTGGGATATATTCGTGGTAAGTATGGAAGTATTCCAATTCCAAATGGAGAAACCACACTTAATGCCGCCGACTTATTATCAGCAGCTGGTACAGAAAAACAATCACTTGTGGAAGAATTAAGAACAATGTTGGATACAATGACTCGTTCTAAACTTCTTGAAGCAAAACGTGCAGAAACAGAACATCTGAATGTTGCTCTTAATGCAACACCATTGAAAATCTACATAGGATAAACCGATGCCATTATTTCACGGACAACGGGATGCTTCTTTGGTTCACAAAATCAATATGGAATTGATTGTGGACATTATAGACACAGAAGTGGCTTTGTATAAACTTTCATTGGAAAATACCAAAACAAACTTGTATGATGAATCAGATAAGAAAGTTTATCTACAACCTATTAAGATACCATCGTTAATCAATCGTCAAGAACAAACTTACGAGGGAACTGAATTTGGACAGGATTACAATCAGAATTGTGATTTTGGATTTATTCGTGAACTCTTAAAAGAAGTTGAAACTTATGTTGAAGTTGGTGATGTAATCGAATATAACGGAGAATACTGGGAAGTAGATACAATACTTGAAAATCAATACTTCGGTGGTAAGAATCCTGATTATTCTTTTGCAACCGAAAGATGGGGTCATAACGTTTCTATTATAGCCAATACACACTTGACAAGACGTTCACGTATTCATGTTGAAGAGATACGTTCTGCTCCAAGAATTTTAGAAAGTAACAATTTACCAGATAATATCTAATGCCACAAAACTCATCTCCATATCGTAAATCACCAATAAAAAGAACTCGTGACTCATTTATTGATGACCGTAATTCAGAACAAAATCCTAGAATAGATTTAGGACAGGCACGTCATACACAAGTTCGTAGAGATAAGGATAAAACAAGAAGTCTCGGTGTAACACTTTATGATATTGACTTTGCAGTAAAATCGTTTATAGACCAAACAATGCAATTAAAGGTAGAAGATAACGGTGAAACGATAGAAGTACCAACTCTTTATGCAAACTCAGAAAAATGGACATCAATCCAAAGAAATGGGTATCTGAAAGATAAGAAAGGAAAAACATTAGTCCCTCTTATTACATTCAGACGTTCCGGTGTGAATATGAAACAAGAACTTCGTAGGAATAAGGTTGCAACAACAAATCAACTTGCTTACGTTATGAAACAAAAGTATTCAAAGATGGCACCATATGATAGGTTCTCTACATTATATGCAACAAAGAAACCACAGGAATACTTTGTAACTCCTATACCTGATTATGTTGATGTTACATATGATTTTATTTTATGGACAGAATATCAAAGTCAACTGAATCACATAATAGAAAATTTTGTATATTATGGTGGTAAATCATTTGGCGATAAAAACTTCTTTAAGTTTGCAACTATGATAGATTCTCTAACAATGGAGGATTCAAATACAACTGGTCAAGA